CACGAAAGAAGAAAAGAAAGACAGAAAACATTGAATAATTCATTCTTAGTCGCTGCTAGAGATGGACGCATCAAGGGCCCAAAAGATTGCACAAGTTCTAAAAGATACAAAAACACTTGGAAAAGAAATTGGTAAGCCTGTAGGAGGTCCTGCAGCAGCGGCTGCGAGTCGTGCTGCGATTGAAGCAACCTCCCGGTTGCCTACAGGGACTATGGCTACAACCATAATGAAATATGTTATGTACTTTATTGCAACTCTTTTGGCAATTGGACTCCTTGTACTTGCCATTGACCAATGGATAACACCTGTATTTAAGAGACTTCCTTACACTTTACCCGGCATTGACAAGACACAGGCATTTTGGTCAAATTCATCTAACGTCAGAGAGATAATAGTAGGATCGCCTCCAGTAGTTGGATCATCAACAAATACTTACTGCAGTGTACTTGAAGGACAGCCTCAATACGGTATAAGCATTGATATTAAGATTGAAGATGAATTTCGTCAAACAGAAATTCCTACTACAGGAAATAAAAATGATCGTATCTTTTTTATTATTGGATCTGTAGCTTCTCCTAAACTTCAGATAAGTTTGGATAATTCAATTAATACAGTGTATATAAAATCATTTTCAGGTGCAGACAGAGCAGATCCAAAAACTGTACTCATTGAAAATGTCCCTGTTCATAGTCCGTTCCGCATTGGTGTGGTTGTAAAACCAACCTATATGGAAGCTTACTTGAATGGAAAATTGTATTCAACAGTTAAGTTTGCTACTACCAAGACTGCCTTAGCATTGGTAAATCAAGATCGAGTACTTCCTCCTTTAGCAATTACAATTGATAATAAAGCGTATGGCAAAGGAATTAAGGTAATGAACTTCCGTGCGTTTGGCTATTTACCGTCAGTTGAAGAATTACTTTCAAGAATGAATGATTTAACTCCTGATTCATCTTTTGAGTAAGTACTAAAAAATAAATCAAAATTTTATTCCATTAATAAAATTTCGATTTGATGAGTCTAAATTAGCATCTACCGGTAGATGAACACGGTATATCTCGTGTTAGGGCTTGGTGTAGTCCTTCTTGTTATCTATTTAATTGTAAGATACACTTTTGGTACAGTCGCTAAAACTGAAACGAGTAGCATTCTAGTACCTATTCCTAATTCAAACAAACAATCAGTTTTATTATCTGAAAGTACACCTGTTGCTACAGCTGAGCAGTTGGATAAGTCGTGGTATGGCACATCTGGATCAACCTTGTTTTTTTTCATAAATCCAACGATTAAGGATCGCACAGCTCAGGTTGGAAATGAATATGCTACGGCACTCACTTTTGGTAATGGCGTACTAAAGTTAAATCTACTCGTTGCCCCCGATGCGAGTCGCGGTGAAGAATCTGCACCAGGTCAACTTGTGATTAAAACCAATACACAAGATGAAATCGTTGAACTTTACAATATTGATCTGCAGCGGTGGACATCGGTTGCCATTGTCAAACAGTCGGCTCGATTCAAGGTTTATCTAAATGGTAAACTAACAGCGGCTTATACGTGCACATCTGGTATGCCCCAAAAAGATACAACTCAACCTCTAAAGATTGGAGACTCTACTGGTCGCCTCGATGGAAGTATAACAAATATGGTTTTATACTCAGTTCCACTTTCAACGCAGGATGTATACTCTCTGATTTCTCAACAGGCTGGCACAGATGGAAAACCTTATAGTGTTTCTTCAGATGCAATTGGTATAGATAGTTTTTTTTCAAAAGTGTCTTGGCTTGGTATTGGGTGCCCGGGTGGACTTTGCACTGAACCTAAGAAGCCAAATCCCTATGAAACCTGGCAGACTTCATATGCTTAGACCGCTCGGCATTTTACAGGCCACGCTATAATTCTTCTAACATGAATAGAATCGAATGAACTCTGCAGTCGGAGCCTTTATAACAGGCCCTGGAAGAATTGTTATGATGTTAGCTGGCATTGTTATCCTTTGTGTATGCCTGTATTACTTATACAAGTACATAAACGGTGATGCAGATAAGGCCGATATGGTTGTATTTTCCAACTCTTCTGGAGGATTACCTGCGCAAGGACCAACTGCAAGTGAATTTAAAGTAAGTCCAGCATCAGGATCAGGGAATAATGCTGCTGCAGCAACAGCCCAAATACCTGCAATTTACAAGGGTGGTGAATACTCAGTCAGTATTTGGATTTATATTGCAAACTGGGGAACCAACAAAAATAGGAATAAGACATTCTTAACACTTGATGGGGGTGGTGGAACATTTAATACACTACAGATGTACATGGGTGCAAATACCAATAAAATGGGTATCCGTGTATCGACTGTATTAGACCCTACGTCAAGACCTAACTTGCGTCCTGCTGAACAGGCAGGCATTGAGGCAGCAGCAAGCTCACCGTACAGGGATGACGATTTCTTGCAAGGAGACTTACAATCGGTTGACCTGCAGAAGTGGGTGCATATATGCGTGGTTCTCAGCGGTCGTCGTCTTGATGTATATATGGATGGCAAGCTCACTCGCAGTGCAGTTCTTGATTCGATGTTTGATGTAGATGGAAATGGAACATCCTATATAATGAAGGTAGGTGGTCCGAAGGGCTTCGGTGGTCTCATCGGCCAGATTAACGCTGCCAATTTTGCGTATACTCCTGATCGTGTTTGGTCTTTGTACAATAATGGACCTATAGATACATCAATCTGGACACAGTTTCTCAAGTATTTCGATCCCGGTCAGTACTCCTTCTCACTCAAACGTAATGGTGAGGATATCATTGCTGGAAGAACACCTAGTTAAGACTCCAATTCAATTAAATTATAAAAAAGACCTTAAAAAAAGTCTTTTTTACAATCCTAATGATAGTTAGAGAGTATGCAGGCCGCAAATAATGGTGCTGTAAAAACGAATAGCTTTCCCAGTACAGGTATCTCCTTTGGGGGTACTGATCCGCTATCGCAAGTGCTGACTGCAGTTGCGTTAGTTGCTATTGTTTACTTTACGCTGCTTTTCGCTGAATATTTGTACAAGTCCTACTTGGGAATGTTCCGTGATCGTGTTGAATTATTCCCTGATACATATCCTTCCGGATCTCTTGCTTTTACAGCCATTCAAAATCCGGCAAGTCCTATTGCACAGACAGTCTATACTTCGGACAATCAGCGTTCCGGTGTTGAATTCAGTTATGCAATGTTTTGCTACATTCAGAGCTCTACATTTAGTGCAGGCAGTGCCTCTCTCTATCATATCTTACACAAGGGATACTCTAAGGCATATCCTTTAATGGGACCTGGTATCTTTGTGCATGGGAATGCAAACACTTTGCGTGTTTATATGAATTCTTATTCGACATGGAATAACTTTTGTGATATTGAGAATATTCCTGTTGAGAAATGGTTTCACTTAGTTGTGTCGTGCAAGGGAAATCAACTTCTTATCTATATCAATGGAAATCTGAAGACAAAGATGGCCTTGGCGGGCAATACACCGCCTTACCAGAACTATGGAGATGTAACACTGTTTAGCTCTAGTAAATTTACACTTTATACAACGGGAACTCTTTCTCTAATTACTGATACAGCTGATCCTGCTCTGTTAGTATTAAGTCCTGTAGGAAACACAGGAACTTCAAACAGTAATCTTGTTTTTGCTGGATCTGCGTCAGGTATGGTAAGTCGTGTATTTTACTTCTCGTATGCTCTGACCTATACCGAAATCCAGACACTAATGAATATGGGCCCTTCTCCGAAGATTGCGGGCCCGAGTATGAGCATCTCACCCTATTTGATTGATCAATGGTGGACGAATAAGTAAGTTTTTTGCGGATAGTTCGATTCTCGGTTTAAATGAGAACTCATCTTGTTTCACAACAGCAAGAAGAGTTGTCATGACTGGAGGAGGTTTATATGTTTTAGTTGCCTACGGTTCTCAGAATGTACTTTTGAGTGGAAACCCTGATTTTACCTATTTCTATCTCGTTTTGAAAAAATACAGTCATTTTGCCTTTGAATCTGCTACCCTTCAAGTGGATGGCCCTGGAGAATTACTGTGGGATGCACCTATCAAGCTTCAAGTAAAGATTCAGCGAATTGCGGATCTGCTCTCCGACTTGTATCTAACATTTACACTTCCGGATATTTACAGCAAGTTTATAAATCCAAGCGTCCGTCCTAGTCAGTACGAGTTCAGGTGGAATCGCTATATTGGTGCTCATATTATACAGGATGCAACCTTTCTCATAGGTGGAACAGAAATACAAGAATTTGATAGCGACTACCTGATTGCAACTGCACAAACGGATCAAGATGAAACTCAGTACAATAAGTGGCAGGAGCTTATCGGTGATATTCCAGAATTGAATGATCCAGCAAATGGTGTTTACTCCGGCGTGACTACAAACTCAGTCGTCCGTTCTCTGAGACTCTATCCGACTGTTGCACAGAACAATGAATCAGGTATCACAGTACAGACAAATGCGCCATCGATTCCAGGGCAGCAGATCACTGTACCACTTTCCTTCTGGTTTACACAGAATCCAAGTTTAGCCTTACCTCTCGTTGCACTTCAGTATCACGAATGCTATCTTCAGCTAACACTCAGACCTGTACAGGATTTATTTACAATCTTGGACCCGTCTGGATATCGTGTTCGTCCTGGATATCGCGTACTTTCATCTACGCAGCAGATTCAGACAGGTAATTTTACTTATGTGACAACTACCACACCCGAAAATTACCTGAATAACTATTTGGTTGATTTTGGATACACAACACCATCCCTCAGCACCTGGCCCCTAAACGCCTATGTTCAGGCAACCTATGTATATCTGACGGATGAAGAACGAAATACCTTTGCTAGTCAAACACTAACGTATCCAGTTCGACAAGTAACACGCTATGCCTTTCCACAAATCACAAGCCGGCAGAATCTGAATCTGTACACTCACAATCCAGTTCCGCGTTTATTGATTCTGCCTCGGCGTAGCGATATGATTCTAAATCTGAATACGTGGACCAACTTTACAAATTGGTTTTCACAGACTGCTGCACCTTATACAGCAATTGGTACTGTTTACAGTACTGGCTTGGCTGGTCTAGGCAACTCTGGTCTACTAATTGCAGGATCCCAGAAGGATATTATTCGCCAATTGCGTGTTTTATGCGATGGAAATGAAATTCAGGAAGTTAAGCCAACTCAGTATTTTCACGAGTTATCCTCTTGGAGATACGCCACGGGAGTATTTCCGAATGGATTAGTTATCTACAGTTTTGCGTTAGATACATCCAGATGGATGAAGCCGAGTGGATCATTGAATACCAGTCGTGTCAAGAATTTTCAGATTGATCTAGATCCTTGGCCTCAGGCTGCTGGAACAAATTATACATTTGATTTTCTTATTTATGTGGAAAGTCTGAACTTCTTGGTAATTGAAGGAGGTATGGGTGGAGTCAAATACGCGACATAAACTCGCATATTAGGGAAATACGCGACTTAATCCTTCTTCTTTTTACGTGTCGTATTTTTTGCTTTTTCAGATTCCAGATTCGGATTTTTGAGTCGTATTTCAGGCATTTTAGATTTTCTGGTGGGGTTTTCTTTTATCCAACCAGGCCATCGCTTCATCATCGCTTTAATCGTTTTATGCTCTCGTTTAAAACGATTGCCAAACTGTAGTCCACCAGGAGTTTTATAAACGGCAGTCTTCGGTGCAACAAAATTAAGACGGACAATAGCGCCATCTTTAATAAAAAACTGCAATGTTCTTTGATAATCTTCCTTTTCACCTTGACCGATATCAATACGCACTTCCTTACCTGGATTAAAGCAACCCCAGAAAGGACCTACACAAAATTTAAGATCTGTCGTGACCGTTGGCTTCATAAAAAATCCATTTGCACTCGGATAGACACCCCAGAAGCGACAGTTAGCCTTTTTACATTCTTTGAATCCGCGCTCAATAATACCTTTCAGACTTTTTAGTTTTCGCTCGTGTCTTTTTTGACTTGCATCGTATTCGATAAATCCAGATACATCATCATCTAGAGATACAAGTGGAGTACCCTTAGGGAAGTGATCAAAGATCCAATTACGAACTTGAGGAAGCCCAGGAACGCCAACTAGAATTTCCTTGTATGTTTTCGGATCAAGGACTGCTTCGTATTCCTTCTTCTGCTCCTTGTCGGCAACAACAACGTAGATATTCTCCTTTGGGATACGGTATTCATTTAAAACGGCCAAAGTCTTATCACGGCACCCCTCTGCTCTTTTATACGATGGTACTACAACAGTGTAGTCTGCGGACATCTACTCTTAGCTTTTATTTGAAAGAAAGAATAGATGAGTTTGCTCACAAGCCTTAGTAATAAAATTTCTTATATGGTAAATACTGCGGTATCAGATCCAAAAGCCGATGCCTATGCTAAAGCAAAAGCTAAACAGGCAGAACAAGATGCACGCGTTGCAAAAAACCAAGAAAAAAGCGCTGCAGACGCCGCAGCAAAAGCAAAGGCTGAACAAGATGCTAAAGATGAGGCAGCAAAACTTTCCGCCCGGAGTAAAGCAAGCATATCAGGATTTCTTGCACAATCTTCCCAAGGAATTCTGACGGCATTTATTGTTATAACATGTATCGCAGTTGCGCTCTATGGCGGGCACATTGCAGCAAATCAAGACATTGGATACTCACCTGCAGGTCGTCTTGTTTCATTTATGTATGGATGTATTCTGTCGCCAATTTTAATTATTAAGTACATCTTGAATCTGTATTATTTTAACATTCCAGTACCGATGTGGGGATTTTTGCCGCTTAGTACCTATGTTCCCAATGGAGATTTGGAGACCTTTTTCTTGTCTCCCTTTTGCTATAAGGAAGATCAGGGTAGCATTGATGCACGAGCAAAGGTTGCACAAAGCTATCTGGAAGCATTTCAAAGAACTGCGCCTTTAGCTGAACCTCCTAAAGTGACAGACAAATAACCAGCGGTCTAAGAATGACTAGCATTCTATCTACAGAAATGTCCTTGCCTCTTGTGAGCATTGTCACACCAACCTATAATCGCAGACGCTTCATTCCAACTCTGATTCGTATGATTGAAACTCAGACTTATCCGAGAGATCGTATGGAATGGATCGTGTACGATGACGGCCAAGAGGCTGTCGGTGATCTGATTGATGAAGCGCAGCACCGGCTACCACTAACGATTTACATTCGTAGCGAGGAGAAACAGACACTTGGCGAAAAAAGGAACCGTCTGAACCGTGAGGCCAAGGGGGAGATACTTGTTGCCTTCGATGATGATGATTTTTATTTTCCAGATCGAGTTTCTGCTGCAGTTGCTGCACTACGTTCAAAACCGTCTGTAGATCTGGCTGGATCCTCAGAAGTGTTTATGTATTTTACAGATACCAAGGAAATCTTTAAGATTGGACCGTATGGTCCGACACACGCGACGAATGGCACGATGGCTTGGCGCAAACGATATGCTGCAAAGCATACGTACGACGAGGCCGTTGCCTTTGCAGAAGAAAAATCGTTCTTGGAGTCTTATAAGAATCAGCTCATCCAATTGAATCCGATGAGTGTAATGCTTGTAATGAGCCATAGCGATAATACATTTGATAAGTCTATTCTGAGGGCTGCAGAGAATCCATTGATTAAAAGGACAACCCTTACATTAAAGAATTTTATTAAAGACCCTGAAGTCTTTAACTTCTTTTCGTCTCTCTGAGGTCTAAACACGAAAAAGACCCAAGAATTAGAAGTGTTTGCGCAATGCCACAAGATGAATCGGTTGCAATGATGTTAGATGTGTATCAACAACCATTAACATATTCATTGACGAGCGAATCATCAGTAGCGAGTCAATCGGCAGAAATTAAAGTACCTCTTCATCCTCACCAGCTTGCAATGATTTCTGCGATGGAAGAGAAAGAATATGCCTGTATTAATGGATTTCGCATTGGGGCTGAGCAGCACTTTAGTCAATTTGCGATTTTAGGCGATAAAGTCGGATCAGGTAAGACTCTAATGATGCTTGGATATATAGCCCATATGAAGGCAAAAGCACAGCAAGCAGCTAAAGTCTATTCTCGTATTCACACCTTGTCAAAATCGATGTTCTGGAGCCATAAGCCTGTTTCAACTACAGATTGCTCTGGTGCGACTCTTATTATTGTTCCGCATACTCTTTTCCATCAATGGAAACAAACCATAACAAAGCAAACAGGTCTATCCTTTGTAGAAGTTCGCACGACAAAAGCCTTAGAAAAGCCCGATTTTATCGCGAATGCAAAGACGCGTGATATAACATTAATGTCGAATACGATTATTAAACACTTTATGGAAAAGAGAGTGCACGAAACGATGCAGTGGTCTCGTATTGTCTTTGATGAAATTGATAATGTACAATTTACTTCGACGACAGCGATGCCAAAGGCGAATTTTTACTGGGGTATGACAGCAACGTGGTCAAATCTGTTGTTTCACGGGCTCTATATGTACATGTCTGAGACCTTTCTGAATCGTCAGATTTCAAATGGAATTCATCCTGAACTTGCGATTCTCTTACAGCAGGATCAGGCAACAAATGGCCATAATTACTATGCGCGGTATGATATTAAAAGTCATAACTTCTTTTCGCCATTTCTAACAAAACATCCTTCACGAGGCTATCTAGTATTGCGTTCTTCAAATGCATTTATGGAGCAGAGTTGGAGAACACCACCTGTATTTGAACAGAGAATTCTCTGCGAGTCGACCATTGTGCATCGTCTTGTATCGAACTTTGTTAGCCCCGAAATTCAGGAGCTGCTGCACGCAGGTGATGTACAGTCTGCACTTCAGCGTCTAGGGGCAACTGCAGAAAATCAGAGCTCATTGATTGCAGCAGTCTGTGCTTCACGTGAGAGTGATCTGGAGCGTCTGGAAAAGACACTGGCATTCAAGGAAACAATGTCTTACAGTACACCTCAACTCAAGGAGGCTGCAATCTTATCACTGCAGACGCGAATTGCATCACTCAAGGAACAGATCTCAAATCTGAAGGAGCGCATTACAAATGCAAAAAATGAGATCTGCGCTGTCTGTTATGATGAGCCAAAGACGCCGACGTTCGTCAAGTGCTGTTCACGCATCTTTTGCGGTGTCTGTATTGTTGCGTGCTTGCAGAGAAAGGCGAACTGTCCCTTGTGTCGTGCTGACTTGGATTATACGAAACTTTGTAGCATAGAAATTGGCGAGACAAAGACTAAATCGAATGCAAAGGCTGCACCGATTGTTCCGAAGCTTCTCAAAAAGAAGGATGCACTTCTCAAGTGTATAACAGATTCGAGTGGTGGCCGATTTCTAGTGTTCAATCGCTATGACAATCCGTTTAATGAGATTGAGGGAACACTCATTGAGCGTGGCTATCGCGTTGCAACCGTACGTGGCAATAAAGATCACGTGTCGAATGTTCTGAGCCAGTTTGAGAAGGGTGAAGTCAAGATTTTGCTGATGAACTCGACTACTGCGGGTGTAGGAATGGATTTGAAATCTGCGACTCACGTGGTTCTAATGCACGCGATGCGAAAGGAAGAGGAGCGCCAAATTGTCGGTCGTGCTATGCGCCTAGGGCGAACAGCACCACTGAATTTAATACGTTTATTGCACGAGGAAGAGAGCCAGGTGATTATCTAACGCTTGGCAATCGTTTTGATATGTTTCATTTTCTTTGCCATCTTTTCAAAAGATCCCTGTCGTACGTGGTTGATAGGATCCCAGACACCGTAGAATACACTATACGCATTTTCCCACTCCTTGTCTGTATGGAGATCAGGAAATTCACAACGTGGAATGTATTTTCGATCAAGCATAAAATAGACATTTTTTGAGCCCCGCAAAACCGGATAGGGAACATCATTATTTCCAATAAGCGAAAAATACTTTTCGACTTCATCTTCCATATCGAATTCGTAAATCGAATCGCCTATATAGACATATCGTCTACGTGCGATCTGAAGAAGAATCGAGTTTCCAATAAATAATTTAGCCTGGGATTTAGTGTGATCTGCGTGTGGCGGCCCTGAACTCTTTCCAATCCAGATGTTATCGATCTGATAGACCTTAACTTCTTTATTGTATTCATATTCGTCTTTAGCCTCATTATACTTTCCTTTTACAATGGATACCGTGTTGCCATCCACGGTTACTTCAAAGGGTCTAGCAAAATTATCGTGAATCTGGTATTTCTTTACCATTCTACTCTACTTGTAGGAACAAAGCTGCTTAGGAATACTCATTGAATCAATCTTGCGTGCTTGACTCGTTGACAGTTTGATACCTGCATTTGCAGCTGTAGTCTGAGTTAGTAATTCAGGAATTTCTTCAATCATACAACCTTTCTCATCAGAAAACTGAATCATCTGTTTCCACGTATTATACATGGATGATTGGCGAGTGAGAACTTGAGTGAATTGAAGTTGTGCAGGACTGGGAACGGTATCAACAGGATATTCAGATAGAAATCCATTTGTAATCTTAAGTTTCAGCTGAAAACTCGGTCGTAGCAGATTCCAATTCTGATAGAAAAAGGCCCAGTAATCTGCCTTGTCGCTGAGATCGAATAACGTCAGAAATTCCTTGTAGTGAGTCCACGCTTCTGGAACTGATGCTAGACGCTTATGAATATTTTCGTGAACACACAGCCCTGACAGATTTCCTAGATTGTTCTCTACCTCGGGAATGATAAGAGGATCCCAGAAGTCATAGAGACACGAATGACTGAATTTTAGAATATCTGTACTTGGTTCTTCCGTCTCACCTTCTTCCATTGTAAGTTCAGGCGGTTCTCCACCAGATCCCTGCTGTAAGTTAATACTTGCCGAGTCGCAGCCTTGAATAGATCTTAAGATGACACGTAAATCTGCAGATGCAAGAACTTCGGGGCGAATCTGAACACCCAACCATTTCTGAACACTGCTTGAAGGAAATTCCATCGGTACGTAAGTACTCAGACGAACAATATGCTGATAGGCACGACCCTTGATTTCATTACAGATCAGAAGAAGTGGATGAGTCGTCTGACCAGCCTTCCAGCCACGCATATAGTCGAGGAGTTCGCTCAAGCCACCTTTCTCACCAAGACTGAGACCATCAATCTCATCGAGTAAAACTGCCAACTTGTGCTTATTGCTCGTCGGAGACATTGCTTCTAAGACTGACTTTTGCGTTAGTAAAGGAATAATTTGCTTCTTGAATGCCTGTCCACTACGTGTGTGGCTTGCATTCAGTTCCACGATACGATAGCCATTCTCTTTCAGAATTTCTCGAGCAAGGGTCGTTTTACCAACTCCTGGAGGTCCTACAAGCAAAAAAGCGGCTGTATCTGGTGTTTTTAACCATCGTCTGAGTAAATCTTCGACACTCGGATGAAGGTGTGCATAGGACATTGATTCTTTAACGGAATTCTTTAATTGTGTTTAGACCGCATTATCGTAAGAAAGTATCTATGGTTTGCATTTGTTTGCCGCAGCGAACTGCTTTGTAGCCTGGAAACGATTAAGAACAACACAGGAGTCTCCATCATAGATACCTTCCCAAGTTAGGCCACCATTAGAGCAAGCATTACAAATTGCTTGAAGCCTTACAGTATTACCCGCTGAGATAGCCTCATTCACAGTTGCTGATGTAGCTTTTATTGCAGTACTAGATTGTGGATCTGTAGATGTAAAATAATTAGGTGTTGTCTTAGTTGACTTTGTAAACCCACCATTTTTACTAGAAACCCCTAAATAATCAACACATCCAGTACCATTATAGGTTAGATAATCCGGACACATATTTATTGTCGGGGGCCATATGTTAGATTTTGTAGGAATATTTCCAAACCATCTCATTCCGAAGAAGACCATAACAAGACTTGCGCCAACTGCGTAAATAATTGTTTTACCGAGAGTTTCAGAGGAGTACAGAGAATATGATCCTCCTGCAACAACTACAATAGAAAAGAGGATATAGAATACATACCAGTAGTTAACTGTATTTAGATTTACTCCTAGGATGACAATGTCTCCGCTAGCTGCGGTTTTGGAGCTCTGAGCATTACCCATTCTATCTATCGTGAGTATTCATTTTTAACTCTAGAATGATTTAGTGTCGGGTAGATCAATTGAAATGAGACTTGATTTATAATTTTACTCAGTAATACTGATTAAAATTATATTTTTAAGTTTATTAAAGCGACCTTGCTTATTTATTGTTTAATAGAGGGTGGGGTAGTACGCGACCTGCGCAGGGGTTGTGCCGCCAGGGAAGACATCCGTGATACCAGCGCTGTGGAGCTCGATGTAGCCGGTGAGGTAGTCAGCGTTAGCTGTGGCGCCAGGGGCCGGACCGCCAACACCGAACGTGGAGACGGTAGGGACGAGGAGCTGGACCTTGCGGAAAACGCGGCCAGAGGAGAGAACTGTCTTGCCGTTATCACGGAGGACACCGCCCGCACCGATCGTGGAGATGGTGGAGGTGTATCTGGAAGGAGCAGTGCCGCCAGCAGCCCAGGGAGCAAGGGCAAAGCTGCCGTTGAGGTATGAGCCACCCGCACCCGTGCCAGGTGTGTAGGCAAGGATCTTTGAAGCGACATCACCGAGAGGGATAAAATAACCGCGCGCCTGGTTGCGTAGACTACGATCACTGAGAGGAGATGACATTTGTTATACCTCCGGCCTAGAAAATAATTTTGATCTTTTAAAAAGTTATCGTTTTTTTGCCGTAGGGAAACTAACCTCCAAACAGAATGGACCTCCAGGACTTCCAAAATCAAAACTCAATGGTTCTACCGAATACGAATCCGCTACCGGAAAATGGAATGAATGGGCGGGTGAATCTAACACCATCGGCTTCAGCCGGTGGATCTGCCGCAGTTCCTGGTTTCACGTATAGAACCTCCGTAGAAGACTCTTTTGCCGCAGATGCTCTTCGTGGAAACTGGGAAGTGACACCGCTTGCATCTGCTTTTTTCAGTAGGTCAAATGTCATTGTAATCCAGAATCTGATTCGGAAGCAAGTCTATGACAAGTCTGGACCAAAAAAATATGTTATTGATGACCAGTCCGTAGATGAACTTACAATCATTATGCGGACAATGTATTTGCAATACGCGCAGAACTTGCCGTACGGTGTTGCAGATCAGATTCATTCATTGAATACTCTCGTTGCCAATTGGTCTGTTCCGCACATTATGTCAGCTGTCGATCACTATAATTATTATTTGAATGACATCAGTCATATGCCGGTGCCTTTAGCGCGCTCCGTAAGCCTCAGTTCTGCTGGAACAAAGTCGCTTCCTCTCAATCCTTTTGTTTAATTGGCCTTGACCTTGAGAACACGCTTGGCCTCCGCCTTCTTGAGGGGTGCCCCGGACGCAGCAGCCTCGCGTGCGGCCTGCAAGGCTACCCAAGACTTCTCAAACTGCTCCAAGTCGCGTAGCCAGAGAGTCGTTGCTGTAGTTCCCTTGAGCGTCTCAAGTGCAGCCTGTGCAGCCTCCACGTGCTTTCTTGCTTCCTCCACGGCCGAAGACTTTACCCGGTCCATCCGCATCCGTAGTAGATACTCATACGAATCCACTGAATCTGGATCCGTAAGATCATCAAGTGCCGGTAGATTCTCGGCCTTCAGTGCCTCAACAATCTCCTCATCCGAGCGACGCCGTAGATCCATACGGTCCTCAAGCAACGCTAGCAGGAATCGAGCCTTGGCATCAAACTCAATCAGTTCCCGTTCAAGACGTCCGATTTCTAGAGTCTTACGAGTCTCATAGCCGGTGAGGCGAGTCTGATAGTACTCCTCCATCATATCACCCACCGTCGCGTAGCGCTTGATCTTCATCTCATTGTTGAAGCAGACCATATTGGTCGTGTGCCACGTTGAGCTGAGCTGTAGCATCTTCTCAGCAGCGGCCGGATCAGATCGCATTTCAAAGTACACATCTGTTTCGAAGTAGAGGATAAACTTGACCTCCACATCATTGTACAGGTCATCGAATGACTTGAGAATAGGCTTTGTACCCTTGGCCTCATCACCCGTACAGAGAGTATCGAGATAACCCTTGTAGTCCTTGGTCCACGTTCCGACAGGAAGTTCTGTCACCGTAATGGTGTACTTGCTATCATCCCACGTCGCCTTGCCCTTTGTTGTCCAGCTCGTCTCGGTAGGCCGATTGATAGTTCCCTTGAATCCGTACCACCACGGCTGCAGAACAAGTCCTGCAAGGGTTGAGCGGCTCAGATTCAGACGATCCCGCAACAGAGCAATGACATCACTGGGATTATGCGGAGGAATGTTTGCACTAAAGCCGGTGCCGATACCGACTGCACCATTGATGACGAGCAGAGGAACTACAGGCTGATAATATTCCGGCTCTACGATCTGGCCGTCATCATCAATATACTTGAGAATGCTTGCATCCTCCTTGCGAAACAGAGCATCTACCATAGGCTCCATCTGCGTGTGAATATACCTCGGCTGCGCTGCATCCTGACCACCCATCAGTCGAGATCCAAACTGCCCAATCGGCATCAGCAGATTGATATTGTTGCTACCGACAAAGTTCTGAGCCATACCCGTTATGGTCGAATTGAGAGACGCTTCACCGTGGTGATAGGCAGCGTGCTCTGAAACGTAGCCCGCAAGCTGAGCTACCTTAATTTCTGACTTGAGGTTGCGCTTCAGGCAACAGAAGAGAATCTTGCGCTGGGACGGCTTGAGGCCATCCATCACGTGCGGAAGTGATCTCAGATTATCAGCGTTGCTGAAATGAATGAGCTCATCGTTGATGAAGCGGCTGTAGGGAATGGACCCACCCTTGCTTACAGACAGCATACGACGCGGATCAAATGTGTTGAGCCACTCCTTACGGTCATCTGCACGCTTCTTTGAGAAGGCCAGGCAGAGCGACTCATCGCTATCCTGGTCCCACAGATACTTCATATCGAACAGATTCTTGAACCACTCACGAGCCTCCTGAGGGGTGCTCGTGCCCAATCCCTTATAGTACTTGATCGTCCAGCCCTTCAGAGCATCATCGCCCTTGGTTGCCTTCTCAGCTTCGCGCCAGGCCTCAAACTCAGACTGGCTGTAGAATGAACGGACATCATTGCGCTTAGTCATCTTGAGCAGTGGAGTCGCAAGGCAACAGAGGAAATCACGCTTAAGCAATGAGAGCCAGAAGGTATGAAAGAAGTTCATTAGCAGACCCTTGATATGGCTGCCATCGTGATCCTGATCAGTCATAATCATAACACGTCCGTACCTGAGTGTCTTGATGTCAGTGTAGACCTTACCTTGCTCGAGGCCAAGAATCTTCTTGATCGCAGTCAGTTCCTCATTCTTGTTGAACTTATCCTGACTGATATCCTTTACATTGAGCATCTTACCTCGAAGAGGAAAGACACCCCACTTTTCACGCCCGACAACTGCAAGGCCTGCGATAGCAGACGCTGCAGCTGAGTCTCCCTCAGTGAGAATGAGTGTACACTCATTGCTCTTGGCTGTGCCGGCCCACAGCGCATCTTCCAGCTTAGGAAGGCCACGCAGGGTCTTGCGCTTCGTACCATCTGTCTTTTTTGCATCCTTGGCGGCCTTGGCGTCTAGAATTGCCTGAGCCTCCTCGAGCAAGCCAATCTTGATCAGTGAATCGGCAAGCTTTTCTGACTTGAAGACGGAGCCGAACTTGGTGGCAGGCGTCGTCAGTGTCTCCTTCGTCTGGCTGTCAAATGAAGGATTTACGATTGTAGAATTGATGAAGAAGACAACAGTATCCTTCAGCTGACTCGGCTTGATATCAATGCGCTTCTTCTTTGCTGCATCAGAGAAGTTTCCGAGGACAACACGAAGAACGCTCTCGACGTGCTTGCCACCCTTTCGTGTATTGATGCCGTTGACAAACGAGATATGCCGGTCATCAGGTGAGTCATCCTCAGCAAAGAGATTCTTTGCGAGTACTGCACCAATCTCCCAGCGATCACCGCAGCGCTCATAGGCGTGGCTACTACCGTCGCGGACAAAGAGATTAATGAACTTTTCAAAGGTGTTTGTCGGTACGACAGTCCCTTGCCAGCTAATCTTAACATCTTTACCTGCCATTGCAGCCAGTTCAATTGCTCTTGTGTGCAGAACTTTTTCCATAGCAGCAAGATCTAGACCAGGAAACCGGCTTACGTCAGGTTCGTAGGAAATCTTAACAAATCCCTTGGCAGACTTATCCTTTACGATCGACGGCTTTCCGCAGACTGCCATATGATCAGTCCACGTCTGTGTATACTTCTGACCTGACGCGGGATTGCGAGTCGACAATGTAAAGCGGTTGCTAAAGATGTTCGTCAGCTTTGCGCCATAGCCATTCTTACCACCAACGATCTTCTCTTCCGTCTTATCATAATTGCCACTCGTCAGGAGGTGTCCAAAGATAAGCTCAGGTGCGTAGACCTTATGCTCCTGATGAATGGCGATGGGAATGCCATCACCGTCATTTTCAACCTCAATGAGAATTGCACCAGCTGTAGTGCGCCCAACAGTGATTTCAATGTGTTTGATCGGTTGTGCTCCTGTCGCACCTGCGGTCTGTGAGCGAACAAGGGCATCCCGAGCATTTACAATGATCTCATCAAAGATCTTGTAGTATCCAGGATTGAATGCAACCTTCTGGTGCATCATCTTGTTCGTCTCTGCATTGTATACCCATCGGACTTCCTCGTGAGTCTCCGTTGATCCCACATAGGTATCAGGGAGTTCGAGGATATGCTCACGGTGCGTGTGCTTCTTATATTGGTCTGCCATACCAGGGCAAGGGGGGAGTTCACGGGTCAATTTTTGGATTACCTTTTTATTCAGAACTCTTTTTCATTGTATAACAATAGAATGAAACAGACTAGAAGTAAGAGAAGAACTCAGCGTAAATCTAGACGCCAGATGCGTAAATACGCAGGAGGTGGGCTACCGACTGGTGCTGGATTTCCTTTATCCTATACGACTCCTTCATACAAGGAGCCCTCGGCATCTGCAGGTAGCAACCTCCAGATTTCAGAGCCCGGCTTGGCACGTCCTGTCTTGAATCCCACGAGTGCAGTTCTTCGAGGTGGACGCAGAAGAAAGACACAGAGGAAACAAAGAAATCGTAAGAATCTAAAGGTAGGTGGTTTTTATCCGAGTGTAATGGGCTCGTTTTTACAAAATGCAGCAGGCATTGTTCCTGCAACGATTTATTCTGGTTATAAGTTATTTAAGAATGATAAAAAGAATTAAATCTGAAGGGTCTAAGAGTCTAGCAAATGTATAAATGTAATGCATACATTAACTTGTGTTTCAGGGTATTGGAAAATACCT